GACTACAACCCGAACAACCCGAAATCGACTTCCGGCAGCGGCTTGCTGGGCACGGGGCCGCGCGGCGCAGCAGCCGACGGCGGGAAGAACCAGAGCGCGTGGCAACGGAGCCGGAACAGCCTGTCCGATGATTCGGAAGGGCGCCACGCAGGCGTCGCGCGGCCTTCCAACCGAGATTGAATTGCGCACGGAGTCCGGTCAGGGATCGCATTCCGCTCCATTCCCGCGCCTCCTGGTGGAGTTCTTCATCAAAGCATTCAGCGACCCCGGCGACGTGGTCTTTGATCCTTTCTGTGGAAGTGGTACAACGCTGGCCGCCGCATTCGGATTGGGCCGTTCCGCATTCGGTTGTGAATTGAGCCCGGCGTACACCGACGTAATCGTCCGCCGCATCCAGAATCTGTCCTCGCAGAATTTCCACTTGGACGGCGATGGACGCTCCTTCGAAGAGATCAAACTGGAGCGAACAGCCGGCAGCAGCAAGCAGTCCGAAGTCGTAGCAGCGTAGGGGCAAAGGGTAACACCAAAAGGAAATGGCCGCAGAGCTAAAGTACAAGGAAAGTTACGTTTCCGTCGCGTTTGCAATGGCCCTTCTCGGCGCCACAGATAAGGATCTGGCGCAGCACTGGAAGGTCAGCCAGAAGACGATCAACGCATGGAAGCGGGACTACCCCAAGTTCATGGAGGCGTTGACCACCGGCAAGGAAGAAGCCGACGGTCGCGTATCCGCCTCTCTGTTCCAGCGCGCCCTTGGATATTCGCACCGAGCCGTCAAGATTTTCATGCACCAAGGGAAGACGCTAGAGCATGAGTACATCGAGCGGTATCCGCCGGACACGACGGCCTGTATTTTCTGGCTTAAGAATCGGCAACCGAAGTTGTGGCGGGATCGTGTGGAGAACGTGATCAGTGGCGGCGACCGGATGGACGAAGTGTTGAAGGCGCTGAAGCATGCTGAGGTAAATCAGGGCGAAGGCGGAGAATGACGGTCATCGACAAATTCGGGGAGCGGCAGGCTTGCGACCGATGCCATCGCGTGCGGGTGAAGATCCGGCGTGGTGCGGTCTGTGAAACGTGCCGCCGTGCTGCCCTCCGGGTGGTGCGAGACTTTGAGCGGTGGGTGATCGCCTACCAGTCACAAAGGCGGTCAGCGTGAAGTTCCCATGTGTTATATCTACAACGTGTCCCCCCAGCGGTAACACTTCTGTCCCCCCAGCGGTAACACTTGGGAGTTCGAAGAAGTCAGGCTACGACTTCGCGATGGTGGACAGGAAAGTAATTTGCGACCCTAAGTTAAAGCATGTGGATGTAAGGGTTTACGCCGCTATGGTGGCGTGCAGAACCGGGCATCATGTGAATATGGGCGTACGGCTCATTGCGAGAACCGCATGCACGTCATTTCGGAAGGTTCCTGAATCTCTTGCTCGGTTGCGGGACGCTGGCCATATCGAGATTGTCAGCGAAGGCGGGCGGGAACGTGGAAAGTATCGGCTGACCTTCGGACGCTTCCATATCGCGCGAAAAGCTATTGCGGTTGAAACGTGCGAGGTTGCCGTTGATCTAATTTCATGCCCGCGCTGCCACCACAAGTGCAAGCAGCTTTTGCGTGTGGGGTGGTGCCGCTCTTGTGCTTGGCATGATAAGGTCCGCGGCATTGTGCGCGAAGAAATCACCAGGGTGGCATGATGCTCGGCTCTACCTCTCCGGCGGCGGAGATCTGCAAAACCAGGAAACTCCTGCCATTCGGCCCGAAGGCCAACCGCTTCATTAGCAGGCATCCGGCGTTCGACGCCAAAATCAACATCCTGGAAGGATCAGTAAGAAGCGGGAAGACGTGGAGTCTAACGCTCAAGCTCCTCCGGTGGCTCTGCAAGTACAAAGTGGCCGGCGCGAGGATCTTCACCGGCGTATCCAAGCAGGCCGTGTACGAGCACGTCCTCATGGACCTCTTTGAATTGGTCGGGGAAGCGAACTACAATTACAACCGGATGAGCGGCGAGTTGCTGCTATTCGGAAGCAAGTGGCTAGTGATCGGGGCGCACGATGAAGGATCGGAGAAGCGCATCTGCGGTCTCACGGTAGGGGTTTGCATAGGGGATGAGGCGGTGCTGATGCCGCGCAATTTCTTCCTGATGCTCCTGAGCCGCATGTCTCCAGAGGGGGCACGAGGGTATTTTTCCACTAATCCCGAGTCGCCGTACCATTGGCTGAAGACCGACGTAATTGACAGCCAGAATTACACGCACGGGCTGGGGCAGGACGTTTGGTCGCAGCGATGGCTGCTTACGGATAACCCGAACCTGGACAAGAAGTACGTTGACTTCCTGGACAGATCCTACGTCGGCGTCTGGCACGCCAGATACGTTGAGGGTTTGTGGGTTCTGGCTGCTGGCTGTATATGGCGCGATCAATTGACGCCAGATATTTTCTATAAAGACGGCGACAGGCCAGCGGACTTGCTAAGCAGAAATGGGCACACCGATCATTTTGTGAGCGTCGATGTAGGTACTCAGAATCCACAAGTCTATGGCGAATTCTACGAACAGGGCGGCGACGTGCTCTGGTTACAAAATGAGTATTATTGGGACGGGCGGCGCGAGAATCGATCCAAGTCGAATGGCGAGTACGCGAACGACCTGATCAACGGTGACGGGAACGGTTGGCCGGGCTTCTCCAAAGACCCGCGTGAGTGGCCTCAGGTTTTGGTGGACCCCTCGGCAGCCAGCTTCAAAGTCGAATTGATTAACCGTGGCGTTATGGTTACGGACGGGAACAATGAAGTCTCCGATGGCATCCGGCGTGTAGCTTCGATGCTGGCGCGTAAGAAACTCCGCATCCACGAAAAGTGTGTAGGCATCCGCGGCGACATGGAAACGTACTCCTGGGACGAGAAGGCAGCGGAGCGCGGAGAAGAGAAGCCGATCAAGGATCATGATCACGGATGTGATCTGATTAGGTACGCCATAAACCCCAAAATCTCAGACTGGCGCCTTGCTGCTTAAGCCATGCAGTCCCCCACGTTTGCTAGGTTGTCTGATCTTTACGCTCGCCGGATGGAGCGCTTATTCGCCGGCCAGCTATGGAGCATGGTGCAGAAGCCCGGCGTCACGGCGGATATCCGGTTCTACAAAGCGGCGCTGACGCTGGCGCGGGAAATGGCGAAAGCCGTGGCTTCCAGCAATGCCAAGTCCTGGCGCGAAGCTGCGATGAAGTCGTACCGTGGACGCCAGATTTACGAGGCGCTCCAGGCAGAGTTGAAGCGCGAAGGCTTAGTGCTTCCCCTGGAGCAGATCGCCATTCGAAACGCGGAGTTGATATCGAGCGTGCCGCAGGACATTGCGGAGCGGATCACGGCGCGGGCGGCGAAGCTGAGGAACGAAGGCAAGCGGGCGGCAGAGATCGAGCAGGATATCAGGGCGTGGGCTCCGCAGTTGGCGAAGATCCGGATCAAACTTATCGCCCGTACCGAGATCGCGAAAAGTAGCAGCAACCTGACTCAAGCGCGTGCGCAGAACATTGGGCTCGACTGGTATCAGTGGCTCTCTTCCATGGATCAGAGGGTACGGCCATCGCATCAGAAAATGAACCTTGTTCTGGTCAACTGGAACCATCCGCCAGACCCTGAGCGTTTAATCGGGGAGAAGAGCACAGGCCACCCGTACAATTGCGGAGATATTTGGAATTGCAGATGCAGTCCAGCCCCACTTGCGGATCTCGCTGAGGTTCGCTGGCCGTGTAAGGTCCACGACGGCAATCGCATCGTGACCATGAAGCGCGTGGAGTTCGAGCGGTTGGCCGGCGTCGAAAAGATCGCAGCTTGACATCCTCCCCAGGCCGAACACGCATGAAGCGAAAGCCGAAGCCCGTCCGCTGTCGTCCGCGTGAGCAGGACCGCCGGACCATGCCGCAACCGCCGCGCTTCACGCTGAAGGCTGGAAGTATCACTGTTTCAAATTGACGAAGCCACAAATGGCCACACCCGCCCCAATCCCGATCAACTGCAACGCCAAGCTGGGCCGACGGCGGTGGGCGCCGGAAGTGAACCCCATCGCGCAGATGCTGGGGATCAACCCGAACGCTACCGGCGCGGGCTTCGATGCGTTCACTAATGCCCCTGCCCGGTTGGGTTATGGAATGCCCAATCTGGCAGAGGGCGCTGACTACATCCTCCAGCGGTTGACGTTCGACTACTGGCTGCTGATTACGCTGTACGAGAATCACTGGATCGTGCGGCGCATCGTGGACACGCCAGCGAAGGACATGGTTCGGGCGTGGCCGAAGGTCAACACGGACGCGGACCCGAAGGATTTGGACCGCATTAGCAAATTGATTCGGAAGACTTGCACTGCGGATCGGATTTGTCAGACGATCCAATGGGCGCGGTTGTT